AGCGGTAGTACCGTTAGCCTGCACGGTTGCGAATAGTTTACGCATCCAGTCCCAGTGCTGTGAGGTACCTAGGATAACACCACGCTGCAGAGTCACAGGAGAGAACGAAGTCTGACCTGGAATCTGGTGAACAGTGGTGTTGTAGCCACCTTCACGGTAAGGGATTGAGTCAGTGGTTACTGACAAACCCGATACCGAGGTGAAACCAATAGCAACCTTTGATGTTTTCATCAAAGGGCTGTTAGAGGTTTGCTGTGGCTGGAATGTAACCAGGAACCTAAAGTTTCTGATTGGGTCGGTCTCAAGTTGAGAACGGTTGTTGATGATAGTAGCCATCGTTTATGTTTCCTTCGGATTAAATTGCAGTCTTTTGACTGAGGTTGATAACAATGAACTCGGCTGGGTACTCAAGAGCAACACCAACTTCGATGTGGACCTCACCTGCAGCAATGGTTGCTGGGGTGTTGTTGTCTGTGTCAATCTTGATGAAGAAGGCATCGTCTGCCTTTTCACCACGTAGACCACCTTGGTTACGGTAGTTGTTCAAGAAGTTACCAAGAACTGTCTTGAGACGTGACCACAGAACTTCGTCGTTACTCTCGAACAACGCAAACAACGATAGGTCATTTAGGTTTTTCTCGATGTAAGTAAGGGAACGACGCATAGCCACATAGCGGTTAGCAGTTCCATCTTGCTTTAGAGTACGAGCACCCATTACCACTACGCCAGCACCAGGAAGATTACGGATAGCGTTTACTGGGTAGTAAGCACCGCTGCTTAGTTTACCTACGTTTAGGTCATCTAGTTCATCATTAGTAAATGAGTGCTCAAGAGCCGCAGCGTCTACAATCTTCATAGTTATACCAGCAGGGCTCTTCCATGGACCAAGGGTTCGGTCAGTGTTCATGTATAGACCTGCAACAGCACCAGAAGGACCAATCAAACGAATTGACGAACCTGAGTTACCAGCCGCATCACGAATGTAGATTGATGGGAAATACACAGCAGCCTGAGCACTTGCAGTAACAGCAGTTGCAGCAGTCAAAGCGTTAACTTTTGCCGCTGACGAACTGTTGCCTGAATTGGCTGTAGTGTAACCAGTCTCAACAATAACAAAGTGCTTGATAGCAACAGCAGGTGCCTGAGAACCAGTTCCGTTAGTAGAGAAATCAATGTACTTGTTGTAAACGTTTGCAACGTTAGTATCCCAAGTACTGTTTGCACCCGCACGGGTAATCAAGTCAGGGAACCAAAACACTAGTGGCTGGTTTACGGTCAAGAATTCGCTAATGATGGTGTTCTTGGTACTGCTGTAAGTGCTAGCAGTACCTGTGTCCCAACTCTGAGTTACAGTCATAAGAGGAGTACCTGTGAAGGTAGCCGTTCCGCTTGTAAACCCAGTGCCAGTACCAGTAAATGTCCAAGAAGTTCCCGAACCACCAAGGGCAGTAACAGTCACTGTTTGGTTAAATGTAAGGTTACCCGTGATACCAGTGATAGTCACCTGTTGACCCACAACTACAATCTGTGTAGCGTTTGTGTACCCATAAGTAGCACTTGTAGCAGAAACGTAACTTGCTGAAGTAGGCACCATAGTACCTGTTGCAGTTCCACCAATCCAGTCGGTGTATGAGTAAGGGGTGTTACCTACAGCACCAGTAAGACTAGATGTCAAAGTAGTAGTTGAAGTAACAGTGCCAACTTCATAGTTATCGGTAGAAGCAGCAGAAACAGTGTTCAACTGAATGTTGGCATCTAGACCAGTAATGCTTACGAAGTTTGAACCATAGTTTAATACGGTTGGGGCATAGTCTGGAGACAACTTGATGTCTTCACCAGCAACCTGAGTGCTAAAGAACACGCCAAAGAACTGCTCAAGCAGTGTATCTACGCCATTAAGGGTGCGGTAAATAGTAACATCATAAGCACCCGTGTACTGGGCTGAGTCAGTGCCATTTGGCTTGTAAGTAGTTGACCAGCCAATAGTTGAAGATTGAGATAGCACAACTTTAAGTTGGTTTCCATCTTTACCTAAGTTCTTGGCTGTCCAAGAAAATAGCGTAGAAGCAGATGTTTTGTTGTTGTTTACAGCCTTTGTTGCTGCAGTAGCGTTTAACGAAGTAGTTGTATCAGTGGTGTGAAGGATACGGCGAACGTAAAGGTCAGTACCTCCGTTATTGAAGTACTGGTTTACTGAGTAAGTTGATGGATAAGCAGGGTTTAGGTCACCAAATAGTTTTTTAAATTCATAGTATGAACTTACTTTAGTAACGGTGCTTGGACCTTGAGGGAATGCAGCAACTACAGCACCAGCAGCGTTAGCACTACCGACATCCGCAATTGGTGCAGAATAACTTGCGAGTTCATTTACATAAACTCCAGGGCGTTTGTATACCGCCATTTGTGTTTCTCCTTAGTTAGAAGGGTGATTGATTATGGAGGGGGAACCGAGTGTAAGTCGAAGTTGTAAACCGAATTGCTGTTCCACTTGTAATAGCACCAACAGACGAACTTACAATAGCAGTCTTTGTTGCAGGGGAATACGTGACTACTGTAATTGGAATTCCGCCAGAAGCCTTTCCTGCCCAAGAAACCCGCATTCCATTTATTGGCAATGGTGACGGGTCATTTGCAAACACTAGATTAGTAAACGGGCTAATTACCGTAGCACTTAGTACGCCGCTAGTAAAAATGTGTTCGTCTGCATGGGTTGTAAGGTTAATGGTTTGTACTTTGTAACTAGTTGTTGCTTCGAACTCGTGGTTTGAAACTTCCGACGAGACTCGAACAGTAACTACATTTTGGTACAGGCGTTTACCCTGTTCCACGATGTCTCTTTTGGAAACATCCATGACATCCATGCGACGCACAGTGATGGTGTTGGTGGTCGTGCTTCCGACCGTAACACTCTTCTCTGGAATCTCTAGGTAGCCAAATCTGTGAGGCAGTTTTTTGAATAGTAACTGCTGAACTATTTGTCTGTCGTGTAACGGATTACGGGAATAGGTTGTAACTTGGTAATCGATGTTGACAGGAATAGGGTAATCAAGAACGTAAGTGGTGTCAGATGAAACGGTAACATCTGCAGGGATTAGGTAGTCTGCGTCAGTGGTGCCACGCATTTCACGACCAGCGTCATGCTGAATGTCAATCATTTCAATGGTGACGTATGGGTAGGATTGAGCACGGATTTCCTGGTCAGGGAATCCAAACCAAACAGCAACCTGACGATTGAAGTTATCTCCAGTAGCCTTTTGGTCAGTAACAGTCATGCCCTGCAAACGAAGTTTTAGGGCTTGGTCTTCACCTAGTAGAAAACTCATTTAAGTCCCCCAACATGCTTGTTGAAGTTAAGGAGGAAAGAACGTTCGCCATCTCCATGACTCTGGGAAAACTTACGGAGCACGTTAGTAGGTGGAACACCCTCTTTACCAAACTCGTGGGTAAAAGCACGTTCATGGAAATCTGGGTGTACGTGGCTAGAGAAAGTTTTGCCATTAAAGGTGACGTGGAGATTCTCCGTAACGTCAGGATGCCAGCCAGCAGACAGGGCTTTATTACGCAAGTCTTCCGTCATGTATGACGCTGCGTTGTGTGCTGCTTTGTGAAGGGCTGCTATTACTGCTTCCACGCTACTTCTTACCTGTGTGAGATTTTGGCTGTTCGAACTTTCGGCTACGGTAACCTGCTACCCATCCAAGCATTTTGGCTTGGCGAGTGTAGGAGGGTCTCAAGTAGGCTGTTCCACCAGTACGGCGGACACCTTCGAGGAACTCTTCCCGTTCGTTGTGGGTATCAAAGTCATTGACTTGTTCCCACCACGGCTTGTTGTTCAACATCAGCAAAAATCCTTATTACAGGAGCAGGTTAGCGTGTGCTAATAGCCATCCGCACGGATGACTACCCTCTAAGGATAAAGAAAAACCCTGACATTGTCAGGGTTAATCTATAGAAGTTTTATTACTTGCCTTTAATTTTCTTGGCTAGAGCGTTGTCCTTCTTGGTATCGGCTGCTCTGGACATAGGCTTCTTGTCCATCTTCTTGTCTGCCTTCTTGAACTTAGCCTTTTGAGCAGGGGTCATACCCTTCATGCTCTTCTTGTCTTGTTCTTTGTCTGACATAGCCATTACTTCTTCTTCGCTTTCTTAGCCTTGCTCGCCTTACAAGGTCCGCACTTACCGCACTTACATGCTGCCATTTGACTCTTCTTTCTTACCACAACCGCAGTTGTCGCACTTACACTCAGGCATTACTTCTTCTTTCCTTCGTTGTGTTTACGGATAGCGGCTGCCTTCTTTTTGGCATCCGCCTTGCTACTCGCTCCCCATGCCTGAAGAGATAGTAGAAGTCTTGTTGGTTCGCCATTTGGTTTACGTTCTGGTCCAGGGGAACCACCCATACGAGCCAAGAACGAGGCTCTACGAGGGTTATTGCCCTTCTTTACTGGAGCCTTAAGGTCAGAGCCTGGATGTGACTTTTCATAGGACCTACGCCCCTTTTCGTTCAAACCACCTTTAGAGTTCTGACCAGCCTTCTTTTGCCATGCTTCACTAGTCATTACTTCTTTCTTCCAATTTTACTCTCAAGTTTATCAAAACCTTTGTTAACTAAAGGAGCACTTAAGTCACTGATTTTTGCTCCAATAGTCTGTGCCACTCTTGTGACAAGAGAAGTTCCAGCATCTGCCATCGCCTTTTGAGTATCAGGGTGCCTCATGTATTCATACATAGATTTAAACTCTGGGTCTTTACCGCCAAGGATAGCCTTACTTCTGGCGTGCATTTCAGGAGGCAGTTTACCAATAGAATCTCCGCCAAATAAGAACGCATCAGGCGGGAATAATGGGGTACGTTTACCTGTACGTCTGTCATTAAACTCTGGCATTATTTCTTCTTCTTTCTGGATGCTGCCATGTTGTCTACAAGATTTGGGTATGGACGACCAGCAGCCTTAGCCCTAGCCTTTGCTGAAGACTTCTGCCCTTTAGACAACTTCTTGTCTTTCTTAGTAGGGTCTGGTGTTTCCCAGACTTTCTTTTCCTTAGCCATTTGACTTCTTCTTTACTGCTGGTTTTGGCTTGTTTTCATTAGCGTGCTTCTCAGCCAACTTGGCAATCTCTACCTCATGTTGTTTAGCCAAAGCCTCACGCTCTAGTGTTTGGCGTTTGCCATTTCCATTAGCCATGTGTTTTAATCCACCTCCATTAGGGTAAGGCACTGGTGCTGGTTTTAGTTTAGTTAAAATCTTATTTGCCATCTTGCTTAACTCGCTTTGGAAGTTTCTTACCTTTAGGAGTGGCGGCTTCAAACTCTTCAGCCATCTTTGGATTGTTGGCGTACATCCATGCACGCTGTGCTTGTGATAAGAAAGGCATTATGCGTTTCCTAACGTAGTTACTGTTCCTGATGAGCCTCGGTACTTGAGAGCACCAGCCTCAACAAAAAGGATTCCTCCGCCTGTTAGGTTGGCAGAAGGTGCTGTTCCGTTTTGCATGAGAAGTCTATCTGCATTGACGTACTGGAAGTAGTCAATAGAACCTGTAGAGCCACCAGTACCTGATAGTGCTACTAAGGTTGAGTTTGGTTTATCAAACACAGTATTTACTATGGAGTAGAACCCGTTCAAAACAACTGGTGCAACGCCAGTTAGTGCTGTGTTTACTAACTGAGAGTTTGCTATGGTAATAACGCTTCCAGCAGCCGATGTAACAGCATTAGTTACTGCTGCAACAACTACTGTCTGTACTAGGCTCAAGTTTCCCGCAGTTAAAACTGGGGCAACAGTTGTACCATTTTTGATAAGAACAACTGCACTAGCGTTGTTAACTGTTACAGCAGTTGTATTACCACCATAAATGTCAACTAGTCCGCTTCCAGTAATGCTTGCAGCACCTAAATCAGTAAGACGAACAAACGTGTACAGACCTGTGCCACTTTTTGTAAGTGTGCCTGAAATGTCGCAGTTAAGTAGATTTACATTTCCTGTACCACTTGCAGCGGTACTGGTAAAGTTTGTCATCTTTAGCCCAGAGATGGTGCAACCTGTATTTGTACTTACAGTTCCAGAGATTACGATGTTTCCACCAATAAGCCCTGGACCAGTTATTGTCGTGTACTGAACCGTTATTGATGGGTTTTCAGTGTAAGTTCCTGGGTGAACAATAATGGTTTTACGCTGTGAATCTACTAAAGTCAATGCCTTAGTAATAGAAGCAACTGGTTTTAGAAGGTCACCATTACCAGTGGTGTCGTTGCCATCTACCTGGCTAACATGGATTTCGTAGTCATACCCGTTAAAGGTTGTTTGTTTTCCATTGACAGTCGCATCTAGGTAGTTTAAAGCAGTATTTAGGGTAGTGCCCCAGTTGTTATCGCCAACGGCAGGAAGTGTAACGGTCATTTAATCTCCATAAGGGGTCTGACCATAGCCAAGTAAGCCATAGCCGTAAGGGTCATTTTCAGGGTCACGCACCGAAGGAGATGCGTAGATTTGGAACTGTGGGTCGTTTACTAGTTCGTCTGCGTTCATCTGGTTGCAGTCGATAGTTACTACAGCCCAACGGTTAGCAAAAGAACCACGAGGCAATACACGGGTTGGTACGAATACTTCACCACGATAGACCACACGGTCTTTGATGTGCATGGTCGAGTTAGTTAACAGAGTAGGTAGTAGACGTTCGGCATCGCCAGCATTGAGTACTAGACGAAGAGTATCGGTTACATAAAAACCACGCTCGTTCATGACGTTAGTTGAACGAATTAACTGAGCCATTAGTACAGGCATCTTAAACGGTGAGTACCAACGACGACCTTCTCCATAGACAGCACTAGAAACATCGTAGATGTCATCTACCATCGCACGATAGGTATTTTGGAAAGAGGCTTCTTCCCACTGCCACCAGTCAACATCGGTACCAATAGGTCTGCCCATGTCGTCGGCAATGCCTTCATACATTGACGCTGCTTCGTAGTCAATGCTGAATCGTCCCTGTGGGCTAGAGCCTCTCATTAGTACCAGCCAGAACCAACTGTAGTGGCTGTTGGAAGTTTAGTAATTTTAATGTAAGACCCTGCTTCAATAAAGCCATTTGTAAAAGTAGTAATAGTGGCACCGTTATACCAGGCAATCATTGGTGACCAAAAGTTAATTGGAGTAGTACTGGTTTTAATTACTCCCTTTACTTTTAAAGACCATCGCACCGATTGCAATTGAGTTGTCGGTGTTTGGCTGGATAATGCCAACATTCCACTAGTAATGGCAAACTCTCTAATACTTACTTGTCTTGCAGTTCCAAACCCAGGGCTTCCAGCAGGACCTGCTGAATGGTACGGGGTAGTAATTGTCGATGGATAAGTACCGCTACTTGCTATACCTTCAGGAGCACTTTCTGCGGTTAACTCAACAAACGTCGGAGCCAAACAATAAAACAAAATAGTGGTGCCAGCGGCAACAGTCACAAACCCATCTAAAGTAATTGTTCCTGCACCGTCATTAGCAGTAACGTTTCCAATGTCAGCACCAGATACACGAGCAATCATTCCTGGAATAACTGTTGTTGCGTTAGGAGAAGTAGTCAAAGTTAAGTAGTTTCTAGAAACACCGCCCGTACCACCTATAACGGTCAGAGCGTTTGCCAAGTCTCTAAACCTAAAACTTAACCACCCATCTCCCGAAGTAGGAGTTCCAAGTCCTGGGCTGACAGCAGTTAGTACAGCAGAAATTTCAATTTCATAAGTGCTATTTGAATCAAATTTGAAGTTAGTGCTTGGAAATACTGGGCTTTGTAATGCAGTAGAGATGGCTCCTTGAGAAGTCAATAGTTTGTATTGAGTATTGCCTTGAACTGCATTCGGCAAATTTCCCCAGGTATTGGTTCCATCACCAATTCTAATAGTTTGACTATCAGTTTCTAAACCCAACTCACCATTGGCTAGGGTAGGAGCCGCACTGGTCCAGTTAGCGGCAGTGTCTTTACGTAGTTGTATTCTTGATGCGTTAGCCATTATGACTCCTAAATCTCTTAACTAGTTTGCCTGATTTGGGCGTAAATGTCTGCCTAAGCGACGTGGCTTACAGTCACTACTAGGGAGGCAGTTCCTGGAAGAGCAGGTGTAACGCCTGCAGAGTATGACAAGGCTGGGTAGTAATCTACCCCTGCAATCTTTACG